CCAACAGCTCCCTCAGCAGGGAGACTTTCTGCATTCACTACCACAGCATCAGGTTGAATACCGTCTCCTTTATCACCCTTTTCGCCTTTAAAACTTCCTTGTTTCGGCGACAGAGTTGCCGTAGTTTCAGTAACGGCCGTAATCCCGAAGTAATCCCCTATCCGATTTACAACGTGGTCTCCGACCTTGATGTTGACCGATGGAGATATTGCTTCCTTAGGCACCGTCATTCCAGCGGAGGCCTCGGCCATGTATCGGAAAGAGAAACCAGCTTCAGCATTGGACTGAAGAACCGTCTGCTTGATGGACTCCAAGCTCATTGCAACCGAGGCCGCACTTGCCACGGTCTCTAAATTTTCCGCAACAGTTTGAATTGCCTCAGCCTTAGGGCTAAGCGCGGTGATATCGTCGGTAGCTTGTGCGACTTTTTTAATGTTGCTGGGTTCAGAGGATAAGTCCGCTGCTACAGTCTTTACATCATCCAGGTTTGCGTTTACAGCCTTAACCTTTTCAATATTGTCTCCAACCGGGTGAATACAGTCATCAATATGGTCGGCAACTTTCTTGATGTACCCGTCTTCAACTTTGGTCTCACCGTCAATATCCGTATCTGTAATTGATCCAAGGTCAAGTGTTTCTGTCTCAAACCCTCTTAGGTCGGACCCAACACGATGGATATCATCAATGTGCTGTCGATTGATTTGCAAATCGGGAAGATGCGGAACTAAAGCATCCACCTCTGCTCCGATGACCTCGTTGCGGGCGAGAATAACTTCCGCTCGAGCAACAGCAGCGTCGATGGCTGCTTTATGAATATCGATTTGAGCTTTAGTCTCTTGGATTTCCTGCCATGTAGATGAGACGTATAAGCCTGTGGAGACGACTTCGTTGTAGATTGTCTCGGCTCTCTGTGCGTAGTCGGCCGCTTTTTCCGCCACATCCAAGAGGTCAGTCATCACCTCTTGAGGGGTTTTCTCAGAAGTAGAGGGTACGACAAGACATCTCCCTAGCAAATAGGCGAGTTGCTGCACAAGTGCTGTCAGTTTGTCATGGACCTCGTTTAAAACTTCCGGCAGAAAACGATCGTGATTTGTAATCGACGTTCCTTGCAGAATAGGAATAGAGGATTGAATGACAAAGACTGTTCCGCTTTTAGGAGCCTCGGAAAATACAACCACGCCTCCGGGATTATTCTCTTGGTCAGCGTTCAGAGTAACAGCATAAGCGTCTCGGCTTACCTGCTCCTCTGAAAGGCTGTCCACGCTGTCCGAGCGGAAAACGGCAATATCGGTCTGGGCGTTAAATACCTTGAAAGTGAAAGGAAATTCAGTACTTACACCATTTCCTTTCAGGATGCTTGTAGCCCTCAGTTCCTTTGAGATCGTCACACTATAACTCCGAAGTTTCAGCTATTGTCAGGCAGAAATTCTTCGTTATGTAGACAGCTCTAATAGCTTGAATATCCAAGAAAAACAGCCAATGGATTTTCTGTTTTTCCTTCTTCCATCGCTTTCTTTCCGCTGATTGCTCGGTTGATCGGAACCACTGGAATCGGAATCGGCGACCACTCCCCGAGGACGGTGATGGCTGCCTTCAAAGTATTTTCGTCCCACTCGTCTTTTGAAGCGGCTTGTCCAAGACGGACTAAATCAGCAATCTTTCGAGTGCCTCCCGTACCGCTGTAACTCCGAGGCGCCTCGCCCTCTGAAAGTGCTTGACCAAGCTCAGCCACTTCGCGAAGGCCTACAAGCAGGCCAAGGTTAAAGTTAACTACACTGCCGCCGGCTTTGATAGAAGTCTTCTTCAGCCAGTCATCATCGTCGTCACCGCTTACCGCGGCTTTAAGTCCCTCTCGAACAAAGGTCTCGATGATTGGTTGGAAGGCTAAAAGAGTGAGCAGATTAAGCGCCCGCTTCATGCCTTTCTGAGTGTGGCCGGTCACCATAGCTATGTTTAAAGCCGTGTTGAAGAACGTGTAGAAAACCGTGAAAAGTTTTGCCCACTCTCCGCCGCGCTCAACGCCGGATAAGTCTTGCGTACGACCGCCGCCCTGAGCATCCGTGACAGTTCTGTCAGCGATGGCAACGGCTCTGGCCTCTGTATTGCCTTCTGCAAGCGCCTTGTTGTATGCGCCTAACCAAGTGGGAACATCCACTAAGGCCTGCATAAATACGATTGGCATATAAGCACTTCGCATAAACTTATCTTTGAGCGCCCCGTTTGTCCCATTCACAAGGGCTTGAATTTCGGTAAGCTCACGAAACCGAGTTCTGCTTCTGTCGGCCATTGCCTGACTCTTGCCGCAGACTTCCTTCCACTTGCCATAGGGGTTGAGCATGAATTCGCCGATCCCCTTTGCGGACCACTGCGGCCCTAAGATCGTCACGGTTTGAAGCATTCCGATTGGCTGGATCAACGCTGTTACGACATTAAATCCAATACCAACTAGAGATACATTCGCCCTAAGAAGTGCGGCGATTCCATCACCCATCGATTTTTGAGCTGATGTTCCGGTTGCAATATCTTCAATCCATTTTCGGATTGCTCCTTCTGCCTCTACACCCCAATAGTCTCGGATAGTCTCTCTGAGTTTCTTTTGCCTGAAGATTTTATTGGTATCTGCCAACCACTCCTGCCAGCAGAGCTCATGAATTTCTGCATCCAATCCTTCAAACGCGGCTCTCATAGTTAGCATGAGTGGGCGATCGTAGACGTGTGCCAGACGCTTTTCTAAAAAACCTCTTCTCGCCGTTCGGCTTGAATGGGCACCATCCATAAGCTCTTTGGCGGCCTGAATATCATCCTGATCCTGAGCTTGGAAGGACGCCTTTTTATCGTACTGAATCGGATAGTAACCGCCTTTTAGCATAACCTCCTGACCGTCCGCCAATGTAACAGTTAAAGCCTGCGGCTCTACTCTTACCGGAATTCTTCCGTAGACTCTACGTTCCTTCTCAGCAATCTGCGGCCAAAGTTCATTAAAGACATCCCAAACCTTCTGCACAGAAGCAAGTTCTTCTGCGCTTAGTGCCTCCCCTATTAGAGAGAAAATCTGCTCCTTTGTCCATGTCTTTCCACCTGACCATGGAGCACTCTGCGAGCCGTCAATAAGCCTCTGTAGGTTTTCTTTATTGCCTGCGTTTAGAGCGATTGCCCTTACCTGTTCCTGAGTGAGGTAGGCATCTACCGACTTAAAGTGCCGTTTCACTCTGTCTTTTCTTGTTGTTCGAAGAGAACGTGTTGCAGAAAAAAGTTTTTCTGCATATTCGTTTTTCAACTGTACTTCTTTAGTCCCGCAGGAATCCGCTCTGGAGACAACGTAGTCAAAAAATTTCCCGAACCTCGTTCCTTCCATCGCCGCAAGAAGAGACGGAATTCTCGCGTGTGCCAATCCGATACGTTCCAGCTGTTCTTTAAAGCGAACCAGGGCTCCGGTCTCTTCCATTTTTCTGAAAGCCTTTCTGCCGCGAGACTGCGCCTGTTGAACGATCGCGCCGGTTAGCTCATCTACAACTGTACTGAGTTCGCGTGCCTGCTCTCCGTCTAAAATCTGCTGTTCTTTTCGTCCAGCCCGGTAAAGGTCTCTGACTGCCTGAGCTGCCTCCTTTTGAAGTGCCCTTGTCATTTCCTCAAAAGGCTTTTTATTGGCGGCGTACAACATGCGGTGGTTGATCAAGCGTTGTTCGAGGCTTGGGTCAATCGGAGGCACCGTCTTTTCTTGGTTAAAGAGAGACTCCAAAAACTCACGCAGACTCAGCTGATGACCCTCTCCGAGCTGACGCGAGGTTGTAATTCCCATGTTCTCAAGAAGACGCTGGATCGTAACGAGATAATCGGTAGAAAGACCTTCAATCTGATTTTTACCGACGAGCTTCTTAAAGAATTTGACGTCCTTCTTCCACGCCTCAACCGCCTTCTTCGCTTCTATTGCCAGGCAAGTTTGATAAAGCTCTTGCCTTTTAGCGCGGATAGCACCCTTGATGTCTCCCTGCTTTTGCAGGCGCCGTGCCTCTTTAGCGCGAAGGCCCGCTGCCGTTCTGAATTTTTTCGGGTCGATATCCTTCACTCTTAAGCTGAGGATTTCCTGCTCTGCCATCTTCTCGAAAATGTCGAGATCGAGTCTCCCCGGCGCGGCTTTCTCCATGGCAGAAATCTCTGTGGCTAGAAGTCGCTTTAAGCTTGGATTGAAAATTGCCTCATCTGCTGTTCTCTGGATTTCCTCTTCAGTTGCAAGCTCGGCGTGCTCTGCATACATCCTATCCTGAGTAGCCGCTTGGACAGCCTCTTCCAACGTAGGAGCGTTCAATAAAGCGTCAGCCATTTCCGCCAAGCATTGGTACCCGTAGCTCTGAGCAATCTGCTCTCCGAATTGTTGATCCGCATCAGTTCCGACAAGGCCTTGGTCTGCAAGACGCTTGATTCCTGCATCGTCTACGCCCACTCCCTTTAATTCGCTCGGCGTAAGTTTGACACTTATATCTTTACCGTTTTCATGCTTACCGTTCTTTAAAAAATCCCACACTTCATAGATGGGTGTCTTAGATAAATCGGAACGAATCTCCGACTCAATCCGCTTACGCTCGCCTTCGGATTTTTTACGAAGTGCATCAAGCGTTTTTCCCCGGAGGTTTGCGATATAGGCCATATCACGCATGCCGCGGGCACGCATGTATTCAATCGCCTCCGCGTCTGTCTCCCGGTACTGTTCAACATAACTCAGCCAAGCTTCTTCGGTAAAACCCGATTCTGCGAAGCTATTAAACATCTTGAACATGCTTCTGCGGTAGCGAGCCTCTTGTACCTGCTCAGTGGAAATAAACAACTGGTCGAAAAGTGCTCGTACATCGTCACTCATCTGAACACCCGGGATATTGGACACCACGGTATAGATTGAGCGCAGCCACTGTGCGAACCGACGGAAGACTGAGCGAAGCCCTTTTGTCGGAGCATTACCCTCAAAGAGATATGCCTCAAAATGCCGTGCAAATTTTTCATGCATCGGGCGACGCTCTTCAAAGGAAAGTTTTTCCCATGAAGTAAGTGAATCAACTCCCAGCCATTTGAGTGTTGCAAGGGTTCGATCTAAAACTCGTTTTTCACTGGCGGAAAGCTCGCCTTTAGTCTGAAGCTTCTTACTGACATCAATCAGCATGTCCAAATAGAAATGACCGCTTTCGTGCAGGAGTGTGGATTGATCAGCACTGAACCATCGGACGATCGTCTTAGAGTCCGGGAAGTAGTCACCCATATTCTCCTGTGATAAACTTGTTTCAGCACCGTTGGACGGCAGAACCCCCGTCCTGTTATTCCCGTCAGGGGCCACAAGGGTGGCGGGATCGGTGCTAATTCTTTTTCTAGCTGTCTTTATCTCCTTCTCTACCCTCTTCCCCAGATTAAAAAGATACTCCTTGGCCTCCGTATCCTTCATTGTTTCTAGAGTGTCGAACCCCGTAACCAACCAAGTTCCTGATCCTCTATCTCTTCCCCATGTGGTTGAAAGGGAAATTACATGTGAGCCATTAACCACCCTTACTCTTTCTAAATATTTGACGGCTTCAGATCCTCCCAAGACCTCTCCCTCTTCCAGATCCTTCTGAAGAGTTTTCCACACGTTAGGGTGCTTTTTCTCCATATGGGCCAAACCGTACCCGCCCCGGTCCTGTGGGTCTCCTGCAATAGTTTTTCCATAGGCTAGCCCTATAGGTCCAACTTCTTTGTGGTAGAAAACACCAGGACAACACCCTGTCTTTTCTTTTAAGAGTTTAGCTATTGCCTTCGCAGGCTTTCTTTCAAAACCTGTAAATACCGGACCAAACTCTTCGGGTATCGGCATATGCAAAGAATCCCCTTGAACTTGAGCGCTTCCGTCGAGAACTCTCTTTAAACCGTGCTCAGCCCAAACCACCTCAGGCAGAACTTCTAGGTCTCGCGCAAGATTGTTGACGAGCGTACTTAAAACGGTAGTAATTGCTCCTTGCTCAGCTTTTGTTGCGCCTGAGTTCTCCATAAGAGAAGCAATGTCTTTTCCAACTCGCTTAGAGGATTCTCTGAATTCCGAATCATCTTTTTTCAGCGCGGTTTCGGCTTCCGCTGCGGCAAGCTCAGTGATCTCCTCCTGTACCTCACGCGCCTGATGTAAAGACATCTGCCCTTCAACTCGGACAAGTTCTGCCAAAGATTGGTTCAGTTCGGAAGTTGCCACTTTGGTAGTGAACTCTCCTACAGGGATTGCAATCTCAGAGCCTTCCTGAACGGCCTTCGTAATCTCTTCTGCTCGTTCGGGAAAGAGTTCAATTAACCGAGTGTCTAAGCCTTCCTGATGCAAAGATTGTCCGTCAAGGAGCACGTTTCGTTTATCAGGCGCAGCATCTTCGGCCACGGCCTCAATATATTCAGACGCTGTCTGAGGGTCGCGAGCAATAAGCTTAGAAGCCTGCGCAAACTCTCCCAGTCTCTTAAATGCTTCGGCGTTAGCCTCTGCCATAGCTCGTTCCATGGAGGCACCTTTAAGGCGTTTTGCTCCCGCAGACAATACTTCAATCGGAGCAGTAAAACCTTCTCCGGCAAATTCCGCTACCACGTCGCCCCAATTCGTGATTTCGCCCTTGGCGAGCAACTGTCCGCTTGCCTCTCCCGCTGAGCCCATGGCTCCTTGGATCGGAGTCTGCACTGCCATATTTGCCATCTCCTTAGCAAAAGGAGAGGAGATTCTGCTTTTAACAAAAGCTGGCAAAGCAAGCTTTCCTGCAAACCCTGCACTTAGTCCGTCGAAAAGAGCAACTCCGGCGGCATGGCGTTCGGCCTCTCCTTCGACGTTCTCATACAGACCTCTTAGCTTCGGATCAGTCATAAACTTAAAAATGGAGGCTCCGCTTTGTACGTCAATGGAGTTCTCACCCATTGCACTCAACATGCCGGAAGCCTTGTCCAGCCCATATGAATAGGAACCTGAAAGAGCTCCCATAAGAGCCGGAGCCGCGGGTCCGGCAAAGGAGGAGGCCGCCAGGATAGGCAGCATGGGTGCGTATTGAACCAAAGACTCAGGGCCGATATCTGCAATAACGGATGGGTTTGAAAGAATAAGTTCAATCGCTTCACCTGCTGTCTTTGCCTCCGAGAGCTTTTGAGAAGCCTCGTTGTGCGGATACAATCCGCTCTGCGAATTGTTCCATGCAGTGTCTTGAAGTGCCTGAGAAAGTTCCTCCTGAAGTTGGTTACGAAGGGCCGGAAGACCGTGCTCAAAAGCCACGCGATGTGCTTCTCCTGTCGGATCGTCTTCTGAGCCGAACAGCTCTTCTGCGCTTACACCTTGCGCCAATTGCTTCTCGGTGTTCTCGAGTTCAAGAAGCTGAGAACGAATTCTTTCTGCCTTAGCCACGTTGCCGAAAATCGGCATAGCGTTTGCGAGGTTATATCCGCCTCGAGCAGTTGAGTTTCTTAGCGTCGAAAAAGCTCCGACAGCTTTTGCAGGTGCTCCCATGATCTTCCACCACAGAGTCTCAAGGGAATACGTGGTGGGCAAATCGTCTTTGGTTAAATTTGCAAAATCCACCTCCCCGGCTTTTCTGAGATACACAGGCGTCGCTTCTTTTAAAGCATCCTGGGCATAGAAATTGTCAACCTCCGCAGGTGTGAGACCGTCCGCCATTTGAGGCTCAACATCAAAATCCCGGGCCTTCCTTAATCGCGCCGCCGTCTCTTCAGGGCTTTCCTTAGAGGCCATTGCCATAGCCAAACCCTCTAGGGCTTCCGTGCGGTTCTTATCTGCGTAATAGTCCTTCAATGTATTCGACGGCATTAGAAATCTCCTTGTACTGCGTAGTTCGGTCTG